GCTGTATATTCTCCTCAATTGGCATTCAAGCGTGAAGCTATCGTTCTTGCTGCTCGTCTTCCTTCCTTGATTGGTGGTGAAGATAGTGCTGAAGAAAGAGCTTACATAACCGATCCTTACTCTGGATTAACTTTCAGTTTGGCTCAGTATCGTAACCGTCGTGCTACTACCTGGGAATTAGGTTTAGTATGGGGTGTTAAAATGGTTAAACCAGAAATGGCGGTCCTTATTCCTGGATAGGTTATTGATTAATAAGGGGATTCTCTTGTCCCCTTATCCTTAAGTGATTTCTGAGAGATTATTAAATGTATGATGTAGAAACAGTAAAGATTAAACACCCAGATGGTTACACCGTAATCAACAAAGAAGATTTTAACCAAGACGTACATGAGCTATATGTAGAGAAAGTTAAAGAAGTTGAACCCACTGTAAAAAAGAAGAAAAAGTAGGGTTTCTCTTTACTAGAGGAGAGGCTAGGTTAGATATATGTCAAAGTTGCCCTTTCTACAATAAAGAAAAAAGTAAGTGTACTAAGTGTGGTTGTTACATGAAAGTTAAAACAAAGATAGCTAGAGCTAAATGCCCAATGAGCTATTGGGGTTGTAAAGACTGTGAAGTTAAATAATTAATAGAGGCTAAAATGGCAGAAGTATTTAACGGTAGTTTTAAAGTGAGTGTGACAGGTAATCTAAGTAATAGTGGAGACTTGAATACTAATTCATCCACTACTAATTACAGTAAGTCTTATACTTTAGCAAATGGTGTAGCTGCCAATCAAGCTAATATGATTTGGACAGACACCCGAACAATAGAAGCTTCAGGAACTGACGATATTGACTTATCAGGCGCTTTAACCAGTGCTTATGGAACATCTTTATTATTTACCAAGATTAAAGGTATTGTAATCTCAGCATCTGCAAGTAATGTTAATAACGTTGTTGTTGGTGGGGATGCAGCCGCAGCCCTTGTTAATTGGGTGGGAGATGCTACAGATACAGTTGTTGTAAGACCTGGTGGTACATTTGCCATCTATGCAGCTGACGCTACAGCTTATGGTGTTACAGCAGGCACGGGTGACTTATTACAGATAGCAAATAGCGCAGGAACCTCTAGTGTAACATATGACATCGTAATTATAGGTGTTGTTTAGGAGACCCGTTTATCATACCCTTTGGGGTAGTACTAGGTAGGTATAGATCGTTCAATGGTGAGGCTTACAGAGGCCTTTTAAAGCAAGTTTGAGGGTGGTTTTAGTGGCAATAATAGTAGAAACAGGAGAGATAGTTGCGGGGGCTAACAGCTACATATCTGAAGCTGACTTAATTGCTTATGCCTCAGCTCGTGGATACACCTTCGTTGGTGATGTTGAAGTGATGATAATTCAAGCCATGGATTATATAGAATCTCTTAATTACCAAGGTTGGAAAGTGGAGAAAGACCAACCCTTACAATGGCCTCGTAATGGTGTAAATATAGATGGTTATTGTATAGAGAATGATGTAATACCACAAGCGTTGATTAATGGATTAGCTCAAACAGCTATGGCAATAGACCAAGGTAATAGCCCATTAATTGATTCACCTCGTAAGACTATTAAAGAAAAGGTAGGAGAGATTGAAGTACAATACTCCGAAAGCTCTTCATCTACTGTTGTCAATAGAAAGATATTAGTTTCATTACAAAAACTATTAGGAAATAATTACGGTTCAGCTAATACAATTAAAGTGGGTAAAGGATAATGTCATTTGCTAGTAACATGCAGGCAGTGGCTTTAAAGCTTTTACTTACTTATGGAGAGATAGTAAATATATCTCGTACTGTGGAAGGTAATTATAACCCAGCTACAAGTGAGGCTGAGGATACCACCACAACAAGTTACCAAGTGTATGGACATCCATCCCCCTACAATGTCATAGAAATTAATGGCACAACTATCCTAGCCACAGATATTAGATTATTAATCTATTCTACAACACTGCCTCTGATTGGAGATGTCGCCACGGTTAATGGCACAGCTCATCGTGTTGAGAGTGTAAGACAAATCAGAGCACAAGCAACAGATATAGTGTATGAATTGCAGTTGAGAGTATAAATGGCCGTTACAACCAACATAGCAGCATTTCTTAAACAATTTAAAGCACATCAACAATTATGTTTAGAAGCTAGCAGTAAAGCAATTAATTATAGTTTATTACAGACCTACATGAATATCGTACAAAGAACACCTGCAGGTAATCCAAACTTGTGGCATCCTCCTTATTGGCCAGCTGGATATCAGCCAGGGGATTTAAAAAAGAGCTGGCATATAGCTTACAATGGCCAAGAGAGAACAGTGGGTGGTCAATTCTCTAATGCAGAACAAACACTAGAATCAGGTGGGTTATCTTTCAAGGTAGGGACATTAACAAACCAAGTGGCCACTATATATAACTCTCAGCCATACGCACAAAGGATAGAAGAAGGATGGTCAACACAAGCGCCTCAAGGGATGATGAGGATATCAGTAGCTGAGTGGACATCTAATTTAGATAGAGCAGTAGCAAAATATAGGATTAAATAAGTGGGAACATTTAGTAATATACAAAGAGCTTTAGATACACACCTGAATACTCTATCTAATAGACCTTATGTAGCATGGCCTAATACAAAGTTTAAACCTCAAGAGAATGCTTCTTTCATAAGACCGACAATGCTGGCAGCTAGAAGTGATATTTTAACTCTTGATGATGTACATTTAAACCCAGGAATTTACCAAGTGGATGTATACGTACCTTTAGAGAAAGGTGTTAATGCAGCCCTTACAATTATAGATGATATAAAAGACCATTTTGAAGCTAATAGAATTTTAAACTCTGGTGGAACATCAGTTTTTATACAGAGTATCTCACTCGGACAATTGCAAAGAGAAGAAGCTTGGTTTAGAGCTTATCTCGAAATAAATTATAGTTGCTACGAATAAGCAACACCCATATTTAATATAAAAGTTTTTATAGCGTTGTGCATCCTGCACCCGCACACATAGAGAGAAGAGAAGCAATGGCAATTATACCAATTCCCACTCAACAAACCACTATGACTTTTAATGCCGTCCCCGTTGAAGGTATCAAAAGCATCTCAGGTATTGGAAGTGGATCAAGTACAGAAATCGATACCACTACTTTAGCATCAACAGCTAAAGAGTTCTTTCCAGGTCTTAGAGACTTCGGCAGCATATCAGTAGAACTAATCCGCAACCACGATGACTTAGGACAGCTAGAGATGTTTGAATCTATGGCCGCTCAAGAAATCGTTCCTATCGTTATAACCCTCCCCCTTTCCATTGCTAACGTAGCAACCTTCCAAGGTTTCGTAACATCTTTACCAGTTGATATTGCATCTGACAACGTAGCGATGGGTACTGCGACTATTCGTATTACTGGTGCTGTTGCTTGGAGCTAATATGTTACTTAATAAAGATAACCTAAAAAATCATATTACTCGTAGGGTCAAGGTTGTTGAATTTGATGGCTTTGAAGTTAAGTTAAAACAAATGGGAATTAAACAACAATTAGAAGTGGAGGCAATCAATGTTAAGAAAGCTTCTATTAGTGATTTAGTTTTCCCCGTCCTTATCCGCTGTTGTGTAGATGAGAATGATTCTCCTTTGTTTGATGATGAAAGTGTTGCTGAATTACCAACGGAAATTGCTATCAAATTGTTTGATGAGTGTTTAGCATTGAACAGCTTAGCTAAAAATGATTTAGAGGATAGAGCAAAAAACTCTTAAAGCATCCGCTTAAGTACTTTACTTTTACCATAGCTAAAAACTTAAGTATGAGTAGAGCGCAGCTTATGGAAGAAGTGGATGCAGACGAGCTGTTGGACTGGGTAGCATTTGAAATGACACAAGATGCGGAACTAAAGAATAATCTTCTAGAACAGATAAGTCAAGAAAACTTTACTGATGCTGAGAAAGAAGGTTTAGCAATTAAGAAACTATTAATGGGACTAGGTTAATGGCATTAGCTAGTGAGTTACTTACAAAAATAACAGCAGATAATAAACAGTTTGCTAAAACATTCGCCGACAGTGGGAGTATAGTTTCTTCATTTGCATCTACCTTTAGTAAGGTCATAGGTGGACTATCACTTATAGGACTAGCTAAGAACTTTAGTGATGTTATAGAAAAGATTGATGGCATAGGGGACTCGGCAGCTAGATTAAACATTACAACCGATGCTTTTCAACAGCTATCATATGCCGCTAAAATGTCTGATAGTAGTATGGCAAGTCTATCTGCAGGAATGGAGAAGTTAGCCTCATCTGTTTTTGATGCTGAAAAGAATGGAGGCAGTTTACAAGAAATCTTTAAAGCATTAGGCTTAGAGACCTCTAAGTTGAAGGGAATGTCGTTAGATAAAATGTATTTAGCTGTGGCTGATGCTTTATCTAAAGTGGGTAATAGCTCTCAACAGCTGGCAATGACTAAAGGAATTTTTGGGAAAGCAGGTGGTGATCAGTTACAAATTATTAGAGGTAATGTAACAGCCTTAATTGCAGAGTATGACAAGCTTGGGACTAAGTTATCATCAACCCAGATTGAAAATGCGTCAATAGCAAGTGATATGAAAAAGAGGTTCTGGGAAACCTTCGATGGTGTAAGTAATAAGATGATTGCGGATTTAGCTCCTGCCTTTACTTTTTTCGTAACAGAATTAAGTAAAATTCTAGGTATGTTAACTGAGATTGGGTCTACGGGATTCAGTAAATTAAAACAAGGTCTCTATGACATAAAAGAAGTTGGCTTTGTTCAAGACTTACAAAATCAGACATCTACCTTGTTTGACCATATAGCTAGGGGTGTAGAATATTCTCGTAATATCTTATCCAACTCTTTTGATGGCAACACCTCAGGATTTGACCAATCGAAGTTACACTCACAAATAGGTGACCCCGATGTTAGTGGAACAAGAACAGTTCCTATTGCTGTACAGATTGAAGGTAAAATAGCCAACGTTGCAAAATCGACAGGTAATTCTGTAGAAAGGTTTGGTAAAGAGATGGTTGTGCAGATGGGCAAGGCCATGGATGGAGTTACTAAATGGGCAGAGGCAGCAGAGAAAAAGGGTGGTAAGATAGAATCCTTAATTTCTGGGATGAACGATAAAAAGTCTCAAGACAATTTAGAAAGAATACTCAAAGATTTTATAGACCCTAATGCAAAACAACGAGATGTAGAGACATATTTAAATAAGAATTATCAAGATCAAGTTAAAAGAGCTAATCCAGATATGTCAGCAGAAGAACTGCAAAAGTATAAAGTATTTGAAAACCCAGGAAGTGGCGCAGATGTGAGTACAACTAGATTTGATGAAATGTCTAAATCCTTATTCGATGCAATAAAGGATGGGAAAATAGACATGGATGAAGCCACTAAAAGATTAGGTAATCTTAGGGGTGAGGGGTTTGGTCTAGGTGATAAATCCATGGGTGTAGCTGATGAGCTAGAAAAATATGCACGATCAAAGCTACCATCTCTTTCAGAAGATAAAAAGAAAGCACAAGAAGTTACAATTCAAGTTTTAGCCTCTCCTGATTTTATTGTTAATATTCTTAATGACAATGGATTTAGGGCGACTGTTGACTCTGCCGTTTTAGATGTGGCTGCGAAAGCTGCAGTTATGGGAGCAAGATAAATGTTATCTGATACATTTGGTATCTTTGAAAATGACACATTAACTAGTGAGTTTGGGGGTATATATGACCTCATCCACTACACAGACGAGAGTAATCCACAAGATAGAACATTATATATAGGGTCTCTCGGCAGTGGTGGAGCTGATACAGAAGATAGACAACTACAAGCTTTAAGTGATCCTGGTGTTGATGACGTGACAATAACAATTGTAGACATTCTCCCCCAATGGATTGCAGCGACAGCTTATATTGTCGGTGACTGTGTACAACCAACAACACCTAATGGGTTTAGATATAGATGTGTTACAGCAGGAACTACACACGCAACAACTGAGCCAGTGTGGCCATTGACAATAGGAAGTGAAGTGATTGATGGTACCGTGGTATGGCGACTAGTATCGGCTAAACATGAAATAGATGAAATTACCCTTGCCCTATCAGAAGCAGACTTGAACACTAACACCCCAGGTGAAGCATTGGCTTTATCAAATGTTATTGTATCAGGTACAGATAATGAAATACAATTCTGGATAAGAATAGAAAACCATGTAAACACTGTATCTGACAACACCACTACCCCAGAGATAGCTTTACAGATAAATAGTGGTATTGAAACTGAGGTGGTGGCATGAGCTTAATTCACAGTAATAATTATCGTACATCTACAACATCAATTATTAATAACTCTGTAACTACCTTACCTGTCGCAAGTGTTACTAAATTACCTGCAATAGGGGGCGGGGTTTATTGTTATTTAACTCTACAAGCTGGCAATGTAATTGAAATTGTTAAAGCTACAGCAGTGAGTGGTTTAAATATTACTATTGTTCGTGCACAGCAGGGGACAGTTGGGGTTGCATTTGCGAGTGATATTGTTGTTTCATTACGGCCCACCAAAGAGAGCTTTGATTCTAAAATAGAAGCTGCTGATACTTTTTTATTATACACCTCAGTTGCGATAACCACCACTGAGTTTAAGGGAATGTATGCAGCCCCTAAAGTATTAATTGCAGCCCCCGGCGCTAATAAATTAATATCTCTATCTAAAATGCAGTTATTAATGACTTATGGATCAGCAGCTTACGCCGCTGGGGGGACAGTAGCCGTACAGTATGATACTACAGTGAACGGTGCGGGGGTGATTGCCTCGACTACGCTAGCAAATACAGCTTTTCAACCTGTCGTTAGTACAGGATGGAATTTTAACCCTGGTGTCGTAGCTGAACCTTTTACTACCACTGTCAATAAAAGTTTAGCGTTATCAAATATAACATCCGCATTCACAACTGGTAATAGTGCTATGGTGGCGCATTTATGGTACCAGATAATCCCAACAGTATAGGAACAATTTAAATGAGCCGAACTTATTTTAATAATTTTACAACAACACTGGCTGCTACTTTAAGTAATGTGGCCACAAGTATAACACTAGCTGCTAATATTCCCACTATAGCTGTTGGCAACTTTATTTTGTTAACTCTTGATAATGGCACTAACCAGGAAATATTAAAAATCTCTAGTAACTCTGGAGCGCCAACTTATGCTATTACCGCAAGGGCTTTAGAAAGCACCACTGCTCTAAATTGGGTGGTGGGCGATCAAGTGCAGCTACGTACTACGGCGGGGAGTTTTAATGATATAGACCCTAATATTTCGGATGGGGCGGATAATGTTAAGTTGGGTGAGGGTGCTGGAGCAGCTATTACATCAGGGGGTGACGGTAATACATTAAGTGGTAAAAATGCTGGGACAAATATAACAACATCAGATTATAATACTGCCGTAGGATGGCACGCACTTGATGCGATCACCTCGGGAAATACTGTTAATGCCACTGCAGTAGGTGCTGACGCTTTAGGAGCGCAAACCAGTGGCATTAGTAATGTCGGTGTTGGGT